ATTTCATCCCGTCTTCCATTTTCCATAACGATTCCCCCCAATTAAGGGGGAAGTTGGCCATGGAAAGCCACCCAGGAAAGGAACACTGAAGCTCCTCTCTTGCCTCCCGTTTACACGGGAGACAGCCACCTCGTCTTGATGTTGACGGATCGAGGACGTCCAGCACGTTCTAGATGCTCAACCGTACCGCCTGGCAAATCGGTACTTGCTTTGGAAAGTTCCAAAGCAGTCAAGCACTTTCGCAAGGCACCGTGACCATCCAGCAAGTCTGCTGGTGGGTTCGCGACTACTGCAGATCCCTTGATAAGGGGACGTTGCAGATCATAGTCCCATCTCTGAACTGCGTTAACATCGCAGCCCAAAAACGAGACACGGCCTAACGAAGGAGAACAGTCAGTGACATATGGCATCGGAATTAACCGAGACAACACGCCATCCAAAAAGAATGCCGCCCTCCAAAGACCAGCTCGATAGAGCTGATTTCGGGTGGAAACGGTACTGACAATCTCCTTAACATGCTGCCGTGAGGTAGGTATACTACTGCGAAGACGCGTAATAGATACGTCATCTCCATCGTAGTAATCACCACCGCAGGACTCTCTGAACTTGCCAGTCCAGAAAGACTTGCCAGTGTTTACTCGAAGACCAAAATCTTCGAGTCCACTGATCACGGTATGCACATAACGTGTGGGGACAATAATGTCATCCCCATACGTGCGCACCTCACCCATAAACGACTTAATGTCGCGTAGGGATAGCGGGCGGTTAAGCTCACGCTGTATACCCACAAAGGCAATGGTCAAAAAGACCATTGACTCGACGGGAAAACAGAGAGCTGAACCCATAGACGCGAACTTGGCAAGGCGTAAAACGCCATAACCAGGTACGTCAGCCTTCCGACTCCTGCAGTCGTCAACCGCATCAAAAAGATACGGGAAACGATGTAGCAGAAGACGTACATGCTGATTAGAAACACGATCAGATGCTTCACTCAAATCGAGTGTAGCATGCGATCCAGTTACGGATGCCTGGCGAGCAAGGAGCTGATTAGGCTCTTGAGAACGCCAGCTGATAAACGATCGAGCCGTATCAATAGACTCGACCGCTTCAGAAAAAGCGCCTAAAAGCCCCTGCTGTGCATATTGCATAGCAGTAGGCTCGACAGCGATGATCCTGGGTGTTTTTAACGTTTTAGGAACTGTGATCACCTTAACGGGGATCTCAGAACCGGGTTCGAGGATATCCGAAGGCTCGATCTCTCGAAGGAAAGACCAGCCAACAGCGATATATTCTTCCCAAGGGAAGGAACGCTGCAAACGGAGGGGCCATGTCGATTGTACCCACTTATTATTGTGAGAAACATAATCGACAGTAACCCCCGGCCCATGCTTTGGAAGAAGTTCAAAATTGCGGACTTTGTCCTCAACTTTTTGAAGAACTTCAGGCCAAAGCAACTTGCTGACGGAATCGAATTCCTGTTCAAGAGTCATATTATTGAAACTTGAAGGGGAACTTTGATTTAAAAGACCGTCAGCTAGCCGAACATCCTGCTCACACTTGACATAACCGGAAATGGCTTTACGGACTCGTGCTGGAGAGCACTCGTCTGACATCTTGGCGAACATCAGAGTAATCTGACGCAGAGCCCAGATGGAAGTTGTATCCGGCGAATCAAGTAACCGCCCTGTTCGGGAATCGAACACACGGCAAAGGAAACCTCCTAGAAATAGGGGGAGACCCCCTCTTCGCTGGAAACCAGCAAAGAGGTCGGAGCCGACCCACCCTCGGGCTAAACCTTTTTCGAGGTCTCGTCCGAAATTGGGTAGGGTTATCGAAAGAAACGATAACCCCTCGTGTTCTATCCGATCCGTGATAGTTTTTCTATCACGGACGGTGCTAGTGCAACACCAGCCCTCCAAATCTTGGAGGACCATTTGCAAGAATATAGTTAGGCTTTTCATGCACCCCAACCTTAAAGGAGGTAGTACAATCCTTAGCCATGACTATTCTTGTGCCAAAGTCTCCCTAAGAGAGAGACCTATTACCTAACGTATCAGGACTGCCCTGTAAAGAGCGCCTTGATTACGTTATCAGACGTAGCCGTAAGCCACGAGCAAAGCGCGTGGACGTACGGAACCATGTCTGCCGGGGTATATCCGATGACCGGGTGATCAACAACCAGGTAAGTCGAGAGACTATACTGGTTATTAAGCCCAGCCGTAAACGGATCGGACGCGATTTTCGTGTCCTGAAGCCTTGCCGTACGCCGAGTTCTCTTACCATACTGGTGAGAGATGATCAGCTGGTCAAGGCCATCAGCAGTAGCATAACTGCTAGTGTTGA